GAACCGGAACCAATCAAATGGTTCAACCGTAAGAAGGGTTACTACTGATGACTATTGACAAAATTATGCCGGAAATCACCGATGCCGAGCCATTGGAGATTGAGATTGAGAACCCTGATTCGGTCACTATCAACGCCGGTCCCGTTGAAATCATTCTGGAACCCGACAAAGAAGCCGAGGAAAGCGAATTTGAATCCAACCTCGCGGAAGAATTGGACGAAAGTTACCTGTATTCGCTCGCATCTGAATTGATTGGCGATTACACAGAAGATTTAAACAGTCGCAAGGACTGGGAAACCACCATCCAAGAAGGTATGGACCTGCTTGGTTTAAAGGTCGAAGAACGTTCTGAGCCGTGGGAAGGCGCGTGTGGCATCACCCACCCCATGTTGACTGAGTCTGTTGTCCGCTATCAGGCGGAAATGATTATGGAGACTGTCCCGGCCAGCGGTCCAGTACGCACCAAAGTGCTTGGCAAGGAGACTCCGGAGAAGGTTGACGCTGCACAGCGCGTCGAAGACGACATGAACTACCGGCTTATGGAAGAAATGCCGGAGTGGCGTACCGAACAAGAAAGGCTTTATTGGTCGCAACCCCTCATGGGTAGCGCGTTTAAAAAGGTTTACTACGACCCCGGACTCGGGCGTCAAGTCGCAATGTTCGTCCCCGCCGATGACCTTATCGTCTCCTATGGGGAAACCTCGCTTCAATCTGCACAACGTATTACGCATCGTATGCGTAAAAACAAGAATGAAATCAGGAAGTTACAAGTTTCCGGCTTCTATCGCGACATCGAATTAGGCGACCCGCCGCGTGATGTTGCCAATCTTCAGAAGAAAAGAAACGAACTTACCGGCATTGATTCTTTAAACGACACCCGCTATCGCCTTCTGGAAATCCATACCTATCTGGATTTGGAAGGTTACGAAGATGAAAACGATGGCGAAAAGACGGGGATTGCACTTCCGTATGTCGTGACCATCAATGAAGGCAATCAGGAAGTTTTAGCAATCAGACGCAATTGGAAAGAAGATGACCCTCTTAAACAGGCGCGGATGCACTTTGTCCACTATCCATACATTACTGGCTTTGGCTTTTACGGGTTTGGGCTGCTTCATCTTATTGGCGGTCATGCTCGCGGCGCTACCAGTCTACTTCGTCAACTGGTTGACGCAGGCACTCTGGCAAACCTTCCGGGCGGGCTTAAATCGCGTGGTCTGAGAATCATTGGCGACGACACGCCAATCTCACCGGGCGAGTTCCGTGACGTTGACGTTCCGGGTGGTTCCATCCGCGACAACATCCTGCCGCTACCCTACAAGGAACCCTCTCAGACGCTCTCAGCGCTCCTTGGCACGATTGTAGAAGAAGGTCGTAGGTTCGCTGCCATCTCGGACATGAAAGTGTCTGATATGTCGTCACAGGCTCCCGTAGGCACCACGTTGGCAATTCTTGAACGCACTCTGAAAGTTATGAGTGCTGTTCAGGCGCGGGTGCATTACGCGATGAAGGAAGAATTTAAACTTCTTGCTTCCATCATCCGTGACTTCACCCCGGAAGAATATGACTACGACGTAGATGATGCACCGCGTCTAGTTAAACAGTCTGACTACGACAAGACCGACATCATCCCCGTCAGCGACCCGAACGCCGCCACGATGTCGCAACGCATCGTTCAATACCAAGCGGCGCTTCAACTGGCTCAAGGCGCTCCGCAAATCTATGACTTGCCGGAACTGCATCGCCAGATGTTGAACACTTTAAACATCAAGAACGTCGATAAGTTGATTCCGACTACCGACGACTTGAAGCCGAAAGACCCGGTCAGTGAAAACATGGCGCTTATGGTTGGCAAGCCTGTTAAGGCTTTTGCCTATCAAGACCATGAAGCGCACATCCAGACTCATATGACGATGATGCAAGACCCGAAGATTCAACAGATTGCGGGTCAATCGCCGCTGTATCAGCAAATGATGACCGCTGCTCAGGCGCATATCGCGGAGCATATTGGCTTTGCGTATAAACAACATATTGAAGAACAGATTGGCGCTCCGCTTCCGGGCGATGAAGAACAGTTGCCGGAAGACATTGAGTTCCAAGTTTCCAAACTTATTGCTGCCGCCGCTGAACGCCTGCTGCAAACCAATCAATCTGAAGTTCAACAACAACAGAACGAACAGGCGCAACAAGACCCGCTGGTTCAGCAAGCAATGATGGAACTGCAACTGAAGCAACAGGAAGTTGAACGCAAGGCCCAGAAGGACCAAGCCGACATCGCTCTGAGGGCGCAAGAAATGCAACTTAAGGATGCGCGTGAACGTGAACGCATCCAGACGCAAGTCAAAACCGCTGAAATGGCAGCGCAAGCCAAGATGGCAGACACCAAAGCCAACTTGGATTCCAAAGGTCTACTTGCTGGACTGAAAATTGGTGCGGAGGCTGTAAATGGAAGAAATGGAGTACCTGCTCAGAAAACTGAGGGAAGAGATAACAAGTCATAACGAATTCATTGCAAAGGACAATTGCAAAGATTTCGCTCACTATAAGTATCTGTGTGGCCTTATTCGGGGTCTTGAGGTTGCACAGTCTCACATCTTAGACCTCGCGGAGAAGTTAAAAAATGACTGAACAAGTCGAAGAAGTTATTGAGAATCAAGAAGATAAGGCAACTCAACTGCCTGACCCGAAAGGCTACAAGATTCTTTGTGCCCTTCCAGAAGTGGAAGACAAGTTTTCTAACGGCATCCTGAAGGCAGATACGACATTAAAAACTGAAGAGCATTCTTCGGTGATTCTGTTTGTTCTGAAGATGGGTCCGGATTGCTATAAGGATGAATCCCGTTTCCCAAACGGTCCTTATTGCAATGAAGGCGACTTTGTTTTAACCCGCGCTTATTCGGGCACCCGCTTCAAAATTCATGGCCGCGAATTCAGGCTCATCAACGATGACTCTATTGAAGCGGTTGTGCAAGACCCTCGCGGATATACACGCGCATAAGGATTGAAAATGGAAAACGAAAACCAAGTCAATGAAGAAGTAATCATTGAAACCGAAGGCGACAATATTGAAATTGATATTGTTGATGACACTCCGGAACAAGACCGTGGTCGCAAGCCTCTTGAAAAAGACGTTGAAGACCCGACTGATGATGAAGTTGAACAGTACAGTTCCAATGTACAGAAACGCATCAAGGAACTGTCCCACGCCCGCCACGATGAGCGCCGCGCAAAAGAAGCAGCATTGCGTGAGCGTGAAGAAGCCATCGAAATGGCCCGCCGCGTTCTTGAGGAAAATAGCAAACTCAAGAACAGCCTGAAGTATGGCGAAGAAGCATTTTTAGAATCCGCCAAACAAAAGGCAGCAATCGAATACGAAGTCGCCAAAAAGAAGTTAATTGAAGCAAAGTCTATTGGTGACGTTGAAGCAGAAGTTCAAGCACAAGAAGAATTCAATTCAGCGCAACTTACTCGCGCTAAATTGGAAGAGTTTAAAAATAATGCTAGACAAAATGATTTTGATGATGTAAATAGCATTCCTAATCAACCGCCCAAGCAAGTTGATTACAAAGCACAGGAATGGCATAAAAACAATCCTTGGTTTTGGAAAGACAGGACGATGACCGGTGCTGCCTTGGGTGTGCATGAAGAATTGGTCAGTTCGGGTTATGACCCGCGTAGTGATGAGTATTACCGGGAATTGGATTCCCGCATTAGGACGATTTTCCCCGACAGGTTTGAAGATACCAAGTCTGAAAAACAGGAAAAGAAGCGTCCGTCTACGGTTGTCGCATCCGCGAACCGTAGTTCCCCCTCTAAACGGATTACGCTGAGTGCAAGCGAAGTTGCTCTTGCCCGCCGCCTAAATCTGCCTCTTGAAGTCTACGCCAAACAGAAGATTGAACTGGAGAAGCGCAATGGATAATCGCCGTCCTCGTAATTTTGATTCCCGTGAAAACACGGAGCGGGTTAAGCAATGGGTTCCGCCCTCGACTTTGCCTACGCCGAATGCACAGGATGGTTACAATTTCCGTTGGGTGCGTACCAGTTTGATGGGTGCCGCTGACCCCACCAATGTCAGTGCCAGATTCCGTGAAGGCTGGGAGCCGGTCAAGATGGAAGACCATCCTGAACTGATGCTCAATGCCGTTCCCGGCGCAGCATCAAGTGGCAATGTAGAAATTGGTGGTCTTACTCTGTGCAAGATGCCCTCCGAAATGGTGGAGCAACGCAATGAGTATTACCAACAAATCAACCGTGACCAAATGCAATCGGTTGAACAAAGTTTTATGCGTGAAAACGACCGCCGTATGCCCAAGTTCTCTGAACGCAAGTAACGGCATTTATTAATAAAGAAGGAGTCAAAAAATGGCTTATCCGACTGTCTCTGCACCTTATGGTGCTTTGCCGCAGAATCTGATTGGGGGCCAGTTATACGCAGGTTCGACCCGGAATTATCCGATTGCGTACAACTACAACACCAACATTTTCTATGGCGACCTTGTTACGCTGGGCACCACTGGTTCTACCGCCGGTTTTATTGTTCCGTCGGCTACCAGCACCAGCCTTGTTAGCAAAGGTACCGTTGGTGTTTTCCTTGGTTGCTCGTATACCAATCCCACCACCAAGCAAAAGTTGTTTTCTCAGTATTACCCTGCAAACACTGCTGCCGGTGATATTCAAGCAATTGTTGCTGATGACCCCGATGTCGTCTTCAAGATGGCTGCTGTTGCTTCGGCTTCGTCGAATGTTATTTCGTCGTTCCCGACTGCAATGATTGGTCTGAATGCTGTTGTTAACACTCCGGTTGGTAGCACTTCTACTGGTAACTCTGGCCTTGGTCTGGTTGCTGCTAACACGACTACTGCCGTGGCTTCTGGCGGTGCCTTCCGTATTCTGGGTCTTGTTCCTGATACGCAAGTTAGCCTCTCGGCTACGTTTGTCAGCACCACAACCACTTCGTTTGTTGTGTCGGGTCTGCCGGTTGGCACGTTCATTCCGGTTGGTACGGATATTTTCCAACTGGTTGGCGGACAACTTCAGCAACTGGGTGTCGGCGCGAATGTGGCTACTGCCGCAACCGTGACCACCACTGGTAACACCACGCTGACCATCAGCGCGGCTGTTACTACCACCCCGACTGCTGGTACTACCATCGTTCTGGTTGAGTCGCCTGAAGTTCTGGTCAAACTGAACTTTGGCGTCCACAACTACTACGCTGCCTAATAGGAGTTAATCATGGCAATTTCTCGCGCACAGTTACTCAAAGAACTGCTTCCCGGCCTGAATGCTTTGTTTGGTCTGGAGTACAAGCGTTACGGAGAGGAACACAAGGAAATCTACGAAACCGAAACTTCGGAACGTAGTTTTGAAGAAGAAACCAAGTTGTCTGGTTTCTCGGCTGCTCCGGTCAAAAACGAAGGCTCTGCCATTCGTTATGACAACGGCCAAGAAGCATGGACCACTCGCTATAACCACGAAACCATCGCCCTCGGTTTCTCGATTACTGAAGAAGCAATCGAAGACAACCTGTATGACAGCCTCTCGGCTCGTTATACGAAGGCTCTGGCCCGTGCTATGTCGTACACCAAGCAAGTCAAGGCTGCCAATGTTCTGAACAACGGCTTCAGTTCTGGCTATCCGGGTGGTGATGGCGTCTCGTTGTTTAACGCCTCTCACCCGCTTGTTTCGGGTGGAACCAACAGCAACACCCCGGCTGTCGCCGCTGACTTGAATGAAACCTCGTTGGAAAGCGCGGTCATTCAAATCGCTGCGTGGACTGATGAACGTGGTCTGCTGATTGCCGCCAAGCCGAGCAAACTGATTGTTCCGCCTGCTCTGATGTTCGTTGCTACCCGTCTGCTGGAAACCGAACTGCGTGTCGGCACCACTGACAACGATATCAACGCGCTGAAGAACAACGGTTCGATTCCGGGTGGCTACACCGTCAACCACTTCCTGACCGACAACAACGCTTGGTTCCTTACGACCGACGTTCCGAACGGCATGAAGCACTTTGAGCGTATGCCTCTGGCTACCTCGATGGACGGTGACTTCGATACCGGCAACGTCCGTTACAAAGCCCGCGAAAGGTATTCGTTCGGCTGGTCTGATC